TAAGTGCATTTTAGACAAGTTATTGTATGGCGGTTATGCCTTGCAAGTTATTTGGGATAGAGTAGGCGAAAGCATTGCCGAGATTTATCACATGGACTTTTCAAAGATTCGTTCAAACGTAGACAACACCGAGTTCTATTTTTCAAACGATTGGGCAGACCCTAAAAGCAAGCAAAAAAGTTACAAGGTATTTAACCCTGAAAAGAAGGTAGGCGCACAAATATATTATTACAGAGATTACAGACCTGCTACTGCTACTTATCCTTTGCCAGAATACATTGGTGCGATTCCTTATGTAGAGTGTGACGTAGAAATAGCAAACTATCATAGAAGCAACTTGCACAATGAGTTCTTTTTTGGTGGTATTTTGTCGTTTAACAATGGCGAGCCAACTGAGGATGAGAAACAAGACTTAGTGCGTAGGTTAAACAGACGCCACAAAGGTACGGACAACGCAGGAAGATGGATTATAAACTTTAGTGATAGAGTAGACAACGCACCAACTGTCATCCCTATTCAGCCGAATGAATTAGACAAGCAATTTAACCTACTTAACGAGCAGGTTCAGCAAGAAATATTTGTAGCCCATAAGATAACTTCACCAATGTTCTTCGGAATTAGGGTTGAAGGTCAATTAGGCGGCAGAGCAGAGATGATAGATTCGTTTAAACTATTTGAACAAAATTACATTAGACCAATTCAGCAGCATTTTGAGCAACTATTTAACTACCTAGCTAATAAATCAGGCAGCACGGCAACACTTGAAGTACAACCTTTAGAAATGTTTAAGCCTGCGTTTACTGAGCAGACCTTAATTCAAATAGCTACTAGACCAGAGATGCGTGAAATGGCAGGATTACCACCTGAGCCTGAAGTAGTGGAAGCCGAGCCAATGCAAATGAGTAGCCAAGATTGGGAACGTGAAATAAGAGTATTCTCAGAGTTTGGCGAAAGTGCAGATTTATACGATGAGATAGAATCTAGGAAAATAACTTTTAGCGATGACCATTATGAGTTCGAAAGCCATTTAGAGTTCAACGAAAAAGAATTATTCGCTACTATTTACGAGCCTACGACTGCTGAAAAAAAGTTGTTAGATATAGTTAAAAAGAATCCTCTAATTTCTCAAACTGACATAGCCAAAATAATGGATATGACTAGGGGAGCAGTTGGCATTATGTTAGACAAATTAAAGCGTGAGAAACTACTTGGCATCACAGAGGGTGCTTGGAACATTTTAACAGTTCCACCAAGAAGCAGCGTTTTAGATAGGGTGACAGATGAACTTTCTAAGTTCAATGTGAAGTATAAATACACTGGTCCGAGAGATAACAAGAATAGAGATTTTTGCAGAGCATTACTAAACTTAAACAAGGTTTATACACGTGCAGAAATTGACAAGATTAGCGGCATAGTTGATAGAAATGTTTGGACAAAGCGTGGCGGATGGCAGACAGTTAAAGGAACAGATATTCATTTACCATTTTGCCGCCATCAATGGAGTTCAGTATTAGTAAAGAAAAAATAAGATGTTAAACACAACAGTACTATTTATAGGAGAGGCAGCACTAAAGCAAGAGAGTGTTATTAGTGAGAATGTAGACCCAAAACTTTTGATACCTACAATCAAAGAGGTTCAGAATATTTATATCCTGCCATTGCTTGGAACTGCTTTGTATAACGAATTAGTTACGCAAGTAAGTGGTAATAGCGTGAGCGCAGATAACACCATTTTACTTCAATCGTATGTTCAACCAACTATGATTAAATATTGCGTGTACGAATCTATGTTAGATTTAAGTTTCAAGTTTCAGAATAAGAACGTGGCAACTAAATCGAGCGAGTTCAGTCAGCAAGCAAGTTTAAACGATATTAGATACTTAATGGATAAGGCAATCAACAGAGCGCAATATTACGCAGAGCGAGTGACCTTGTTTCTTATGGCTAATAACATGAAGTATCCTGCTTATTTGAATCAAGGCAATGCAGACATCTCAACCATTTATCCAACCGCTAAAAACTATTCAAATGGTATGTATTTAGGTGGCGATATTGATTGCGATGACATACCTGCAAGAATAAAGTATCAAGGCAATAACCCAAGAAGGTGGATGTTATGAGAAAAGAAGGAAGCAAGAACAAAAGTAACGTAGAGAAATTAAAACAATTTGTAAAGAAATATGAAGGTCACTTTAAATCAGTTGATTGCCGAGTTGCAAACAATAGCAACAAACCACGAGCAAATAAATAGCTTTTTCTTTGGTGACATTGCGGACTTAGGAACGGAATCTCCTATGCAGTATCCTGTATTTTATGCAGACGTAACTCCTTCAAATTTTACTTACAAAGTGATTGCAGTTAACTTGCAAATTATGGTGATGGATATTGTAAAAAAAGACCTATCTAATGAGAACGATGTATTGAGCGATTGCCTGCAAATAATTGAAGATATAATTATCAAGTTACGTGACCCAAGTAAGGTGTATTTAATACAAGATTCAATCAGTCTAAATCCATTCAGCGATTCACAAGGCGATGAAGTAAGCGGATGGACTGCGAACATTACCATAAATATTCCAAGCACTTACAACGAATGTGCAGTGCCTTCAAATTAGTATAAAATAAAAAAATAATATTTAACAATATGACAGATTCAAACAAGATTTTAGGCGGCAATGGATGTTTATTTATTGATGCAGCCTCAACAGGTAACAGATTCTTTTCGTTAGTAGTAAATGCTGATTGCGTGTTAAGCGTTTTAACTAGCGCAGGTGGTCAGAATTTGCTAACCCAATATAATTTATCAGGCAAAACATTAAGTGCAGGAACTATTATTCCTATGTTTAATGGCGACCCAATCGCAGCAGTAACTCCAACAAGCGGAAGTTTAATCGGCTACGGATATAGGGAGGTTTAACTATGGCACTAGGTTTTGGCATAGGCATACCATTTATAAGACGTAGAGGCGGTGGAAACACGGCAAGAACTCAGGCGTTTTTAACTGCTACGGGAATAACCGATGCGACAATTATAAATGCATTAAATGCTATGGACACGGATTTAATTAGCGCAGGTTTATTGCCAAGCGGAACGGGTGCGGGTAAGATTAAGGCGCTTTATCCATTTGTGGGTGCAACGGCAGGAACGCATAAGTTTAATTTTGTTAATCCTTTAGATACTGATGCGGCTTTTAGATTAACTTTTAACGGAGGTATTACGCATGATTCAAGCGGAATGACGCCAAACGGGACAAATGGATATGCAGATACTTTTTTTGTGCCGACTACTAATTTTACAAGTTTAGATAATAAATCATTTGGCGCTTATATTGGTACAAATACTAATAATGGTGTAGAGATAGGTTCATTAAATGGCTCTTTTATTGGTGACCAATTAGTAACAAGAATTTCAAATATTTGCATAAGTTCAAATTCAAATATAAATGATGCTTTAGCAATTACCTCAACAAATTCACAAGGTTTCTGGATTTCTACAAGGTCAAATAGTTTAAGTGGAAATTATTATAAAAATGGAACTAGTATAATTACATTAGCGGCTTCAGTTTCTCAGCACAATCAAAGTATTTTTATAGGCGCTAGAAGATTTGTAAGTTCAGCTGAAGTATTTTGTGATAAAAGAATACAACTTGCTTTTATGGGAGATGGGTTAAATGGAACGGAGGCAGTTAATTTTACTAATTTAGTACAAACATTTCAAACAACATTAGGGAGACAAGTTTAATGAAAGTAGGACTTTTAACATTAGAACAAAAAAACGAAATAGAAGGTCAGTTATATGCTGAGGATAGTTTTTTTAATCCTATTCAGGACTTAAATAATGATTGGGTAATTAGCACGGAAGAAATGGATGAATGTGTAGTAGAAGAATTTATGTGGGTTAAGGATTTGCCTTTGATTGATTATGAACCAAAACCTTCGCCACTTTTCCCACCGATAGCATAATGAAAGAGAAATACACCATTTATTTAATCACAGGTTTAATCGCTTATCTTACGCCAATACTCACAAGTTTATTACTTGTTGGCGGATTAGTTATGTTTGATTGGATAACGGGAGTAATGAAAGCACATAAGCTAGGAACGCTATCAAGTAGAGCAATGATAAAGAAGTTTTACACGGGTGCTAGTTACTTAGTTGCAATCGCAGCAGTTAGATTATGTGAGGTGTATTTTGGTGACGAGATTCCATTGGTAAAGCCTGTGATTGCTATGATAGCTTTGAGCGAGTTACAATCTATGCGAGAAAATATCCAAGCAATTACAGGTATTGATTTACTTAAGAATTTGTTTAACGTATTACAACGCAAAACTGAATCATGAGAAAGATTGATTACTTAGTTGTTCATTGTACGGCAGGTCCGCAAGACCAAAAGACGCAAGACATCAAACATTATTGGGCTAAGGTTCTAGGGTGGAAAAGTTACGGCTACCACTATTTAATAAATAAAGATGGCAGCGTTGAAAACCTCACCGACATATCTAAACCAACCAATGGAGTGAAAGGCTTTAACGCTAACTCTATTCACGTTTGTTACAAAGGTGGAGTGAATGGTAAGGACACACGCACACACGACCAAAAAGCAGCCTTAGAACGTGTTTTAAAAACATTGAAAGTAATGTTTCCAAAGGCTCAGATAAAAGGTCACAGAGATTTCTCGCCAGACTTAAACAAAGATGGCAAGATAGATTCAAGGGATTGGATAAAAATTTGCCCTTGCTTCGATGCGATGGTAGAATACAAGACAATATGATTTACTTACTACTAACCATTACAATAGCTTCAAACGCAGTTATGGATGCTATAATGAGCAATGATTCATTTGCAAATTATGGTATGTGGTTTAGCAGGGATGGATGGAAAACTAAGCACGTCTTTGCAGATTGGTTATCGCAGTTTATTCCTGAGTGGTTAGCTGAATTATTAGCAGGAACAGTTCTAGTAATGTTTACTGAGTTATACAAGTTTGCAAAAATGATTATGATTCTTTCTTTTTTGATTGCCATATTCGGCTTCACTTGGTATACGTTATTAATTTACATTATTTGGGGCGGTTTGTTTTCTATTTACTACACTTTGATAAGGTAGAATGGAAGAAGAAGCGGAAGAATTATTTTACGAAGATTACGATACAAGGGCTGAGGTAATCAATCAGTGTCATTCTGCTTTAACTGCCATAGAATATGTTGACCCTTACGATAAGAAAGGTCAGGAGCAAAAGAACAGAATTAAACGTAAGGCTTTAGACGTTTTAGACTATTACATTTCGGAAATTCACGCAGAAATATTTGATGAAAACCATGAAGAAGAAGACTAAATCAGAATTGACTAAGGAGGTAATGTTGGAGAACCCAACAATTACTACAAATAGAACGCTTGCAAAAGTTCTTTTAAATAAATATCCAATGTTATATAAAGACTTGGAGGATGCAAGGGAGTCTGTAAGATATGTTCAAGGCAAGTCAGGCGTGAAGAAGCATAAACAAATAGGAGAGAAAATTCCTATATTCCTAGAAAAGTTAAACGCTGAGCGTGCTAAGTACGATTTAGACCTAAGAACCCAAGAAGACAAAACACCTTATGTATTTGGCGAGAACCATAATAAGGCACTTGTAGTTGGCGATTTTCATTATCCCTATACAGACATTGATTCGTTAACTTTAGCTTTAGAATACGGCTTTAATGAGGGCGTAGACTGCATAATAATAAACGGAGATAGCTTAGACTTTAATACCATATCAAGATTCGTTAGTAAACCAAACGAGATGCGAGTAATGGAGCAGATTGAAGGAGTTAAAAACTTGTTAGCTTGGATGCTCAAAGTTATGGATGTGAAAATAGTATTTCATGCAGGTAACCACGACAAGAGAATTGAAGATTATGTAATAAGACAAGCACCTGAACTTTATCTTAACAACAAGTTAGAAAAGTTATTGATGCTCGAAGACATGAAAATTGATTACGTTCAAGACTATCGGTTTATGAAGTTTGGCAAACTAAACATTGCACACGGACATCATATTGTAAAGGGCATATTTGCACCTGTAAGTCCTGCAAGGGGAGTGTTTACCAAGACAAACACATCAACACTTATAAGCCACGTTCATAGAACCTCTGAACACATGGAATCAGACATGAACGGCAACGTATTAGGATGCTTTTCAATAGGCGCTATGACAACGATAACGCCAGACTATAACCCACAAGTAAGCAAACACAATCAAGGCTTTGCAATCGTAACCAAAGACCCTAAAACAGGCGACTTTGAGGTTAATAATAAGAAGATAATCAATAAGAAGATACGATGAACGAGAAGCGCAAACAAGCTGTTATCGACTTAATCAATCTAATGTTTTCCATTAGCAAACATAATGTTAGTTATGAGGATATTGTTGGGCGTCAAGATGCTTGGTATAATGAATATACGATGACCTTAGAGCAAAATCACGAATGGATTGAACTTGGCGTAAAATACTTATCTAAGAAACTAAAGATTACTCACGTTCAAGCTAGAAAAGAAATGCTTTGGGTAAACTTAATGTGGGGGTTAAAGACTATTGAATAAAAGAAAACAAAGAAAAACAAACAAGTCACGAGAAGAATTAAAAAGAAAGAAAAGAAAAAGTCCCTATAAAAACAAAATTGCTCCGCCCATTAAGGGCATTTACCTGAACCAATACGAGTGGCGTAAAGTTTAGGAGGCGATTCAGTTGCAATTCATTTGGGCATATCCATAAAAAAACCCTAATAGGGACTAGCTATCAAGGTTTAATGGTTCAGTATCCTGCACCATACTCGGTATTTCTACCAATATCTTTAGTTAGCTAGTCCCTAACAACACAACAAATATAAATTATTATTATCTTTGCAATATGAAAAACATTTACACAATACTTGCACTATTATTTATTACTTCGTGCTACACAAAAAAGAAATGCGTTGAAAGGTTCTGCATTACTGATACATTAGAGGTAACGCTGCACGATACTATTCGCACCGAAACTATCAGAAAAGACACGGCATTCGTTTATAAGGGCGATACGATTACAATCATAAAAGATAGATTAATGATCAAATATTTTAGGATCAACGATACTACTTACATAGAGGGAACTTGTAAAGGCGACACAATTTATATCACCAAATCGGTAAAAATCCCTACACTACAACCCAAACCACATCCTTTTAAATGGTGGTGGTTACTATTCGCTGCCTTATTTGGAGCGGTTTTAGTGCTTACTATAAAAAAATAGGCTTCATTTTCAGTTAGTTACAATTTAATTATAAAATAATTATTTAATTTATAGGTGCGTTGCTTGCATATATAAATAGTTATTGTAGATTTGCCCTACATTTAACAATCAAAACAATGAAAACTACAATTATTTACAAAGGAATTGAAATTACAGAAATCAATGGTTATTATGAATTTACTATTAATGGAATAAAAAACATTAATACTAATTTAAGGTTTGCAAAAATACAGATTTCAAGAAAATTATTAGGAGTAACAAGATTAAAAGAAGCAATTAACTAAGGGGGAGCAATCCCCCACTAAATCAAATAACAATGACAACACTAATCACACTCGCCTGCATGGCTATTTTAACGAGCATATTTTGCAGCTACGTTGAAGCAAATAACAAAGCATCTAAGAAGGCTAAGAAAGAAAACAC